AATCTTCCTACAATTACTTGCTATATTCGTAATGAATTCCTTTATAATCACAAAAAAGGTCATGGTGAGGTAACTTTATGTGATGTACACTCTGTAGCGTCCTTAGAGAAGCATATACCGCTCTTTGAGGCGTTTCTTGAGAATGGGGTGAACTGGACACGAAGACCAATTCATGCATTCTGTTGGAAACCAGATACACCAGTTCCTGAATTGGAAGAATGTATGTGGTGGGATTGCTTTTCTCCTTATATTGATGTTCAAGTTCGTTCAAGATTGGCTAACTTACGTGCTGAATTAATCAACTATCGCGGAGAAAAACATGAAGGAACCTATATGTTTACTCTTGATTGGTCATGGGAGTCAAAATCTACTCTGAATACTAACTTTAGTGAGACTCCTGAGCACAAATGTGCTCATTTTTTCAAGATGGATAATGGAAACTTCTATGCATATCCTAATAACAAGATATTGTGGTATGATGATGCATGGACTAAAAATAGAATTACCAAAAATCCAGGTTATGAAATTGATCTGACTGAATACTCAGTTGAAAATCGTCGTAAAATTGAAACATCTGATGATTTTATGTACGAAATTACAAAAATTCGGGATAGCAACCCCGTAAAAAGTTCTGATTTTCAATAATCAGGAGCAAAATGGAACAAAAAATGCTAAGAGAGATTGCAAACGACAATCTTACTCCAAAAAAACACGATTTTTTAGTTCAAAATGAACTTCATTCAAAGATTCGCAATGATGATGACTATGATGATTGGGATTATGGAACTGAACCTCTTTATGAATTTAAAAAAGGCGAATAAATAATACAGATTTTATAAATTTTTATGCCTGTAGAGCGGGTAAGTAAAGGGTTTAAAGACTTAAGCATGACTTTTCAAGTTAATCCAATTAACTATGATTTAATTGTGCTTAAAAATGAAACTGCTATTGCTCGCTCTATTCGAAATTTAGTATTTACATATCCTGGAGAAAAATTTTTTAATGAGAACCTTGGTTCAAAAATAAGTCGTTCTCTTTTTGAAAATATTGACGATATTTCTGCATCTGTCATTAAGGATGAAATTAAAAATACAATTGAAAATTATGAGACTAGAGTTGATTTAATATCAGTAGATGTATTTCCAAACTATGATAATAATGAATTTAATGTGACAATTAATTATTATATTGTAGGAATTGATGTCCTTCCGCAACAGTTATCATTTGCACTTCAGCCAACACGATAAATGGCATTAGTCAATTTTACCAATTTAGACTTCGATCAAATAAAGAGTTCAATTCGTGAGTATCTAAGAGCGAATTCGAATTTTAGTGATTATGATTTTGAAGGGTCTAATCTATCAACTTTAATAGATGTATTAGCATATAATACATATATTTCCTCATATAATGCTAATATGATTAGTAATGAGGTGTTTATTGATAGTGCAACACTAAGAGAAAATACCGTATCCTTAGCAAGGAATATTGGATATGTCCCACACTCTCGTTCAGCAGCAAAAGCAAATATTTCATTCTTTGTAGATACTACTGGATTTTCTACGAACCCACTTACTTTAACTCTTAAAACTGGTGTTGTATGTACATCAAATACATCCTTTGGAAACCAGAATTTTTCTTTTGTTATACCGCAAGATGTAACAGTTCCAATAGTTAATGGAATTGCTTTATTTGATAACATTGACATTTATGAAGGAACATTCCTAGTCAACACTTTTACAGTTGATGCAAATAACCCAAATCAAAAGTTCATATTAGACAATCCAAATATTGATGTTGATTCGATAGTAGTCTATGTAAGAGATACTCAACAAAGTACAATTAGAAATTCTTTCAAATTATCAAGAAATTTATTTGACATTGATTCAAATTCAAGAGTTTTCTTTATTCAGGAAATAGAAGATCAAAGATATGAAATAATTTTTGGTGATGGCATTTTTGGAAAAAATCTTGAAAATTTAAACTATGTGGAAGTTTCTTATAATATAACAAATGGAGAAAATGCAAACGGAGTTTCTTCTTTCAATTTTAATGGTCGCATTGTAGATAATAATAATAGAGTAGTCACTACAGGCATATCTTTAGTTACTACAAACTCTATTGCACAGAATGGTAGAGAGATTGAATCTGTAGAATCTATTAAAAAATACGCTCCAAGAAAATACTCTTCACAAAATCGTGCAGTAACTGCAACAGATTATGAGACTATTATTCCAGTAATATATCCAGAGGCAGAATCAATATCTGTCTTTGGTGGTGAGGACTTAACACCACCAAAATATGGTAGAGTTTTTATTAGTATTAAACCAATCAATGGTGCTTTTGTTTCAAGTCAAGTAAAAGATAATATTAAAAATTCTCTTAGAAAATATGCTGTTGCGGGTATTGTACCAGAAATTATCGATTTAAAGTATTTGTATCTTGAGACTGATGTAACTACTTATTATAACTCAAACTCAACATCTGATCCAAATTATGTAAAAAATTTAATTTTTGATAATATTCAAAAATATGCAAATTCAAAAGAACTTAACAAATATGGGGCAAGATTTAAATATAGCAAATATCTTAAAGTAATTGATGATTCATATTCTTCAATCACATCAAATATTACCAAAGTTGTAATGAGACGTGATTTAAGACCAGAATTAAATAAATTTGCTGATTATGAAATATGTTATGGAAATGAATTTCATATAAAAAATTTAAATGGATATAATATCAAATCATCTGGATTTAAAATATCTGGAATAAATGATACTCTTTACTTGTCGGATCTTCCAAATTCAGATGGATTGACTGGAAGTATTTTCTTTTTTAAATTACAATCAGCAACACAACCAATTATTGTAAGAAAAAATGCAGGCGTTATTGATTATAAAAAGGGCGAAATACGATTATATCCTGTAAATATAATATCTACAACAAAATTATCATTTTCTCTGTCAATTATACAAATATCAGTAATTCCCAAATCAAACGATGTAATTGGATTACAGGATTTGTATTTGCAACTAGATATTAATAACAGTACATTAAATATGTTGTCTGATGAAATTTCTTCAGGTTCAGATATTTCTGGATCAACATATAAGTCAACATCAAGCTACACAAACGGAGATCTTGTAAGAATATAATAAAATGAAAGAAACCAGAATTAAAATCAGTTCAATTATTGAAAATCAACTTCCACAATATGTTTTGGAGGAGTTTCCTCTTGCCTCTGAATTTTTATCTCAATACTACGTTTCATTAGAAAATCAAGGTGGAACAAGTGATATACTTCAGAACATAGATCAGTATATTAAGGTTGATAATTTAACAAATTTAATTGATTCAACATTTTTAACATCTGATGTAACTTTCTTTGATTCTACAATAAATGTAGATTCTACGTCAGGATTTCCCGATTCATATGGACTAATCTTAATCGATTCTGAAATCATTACATATACCTCAAAAACTTCTACATCATTCAATGGGTGCGTTCGTGGATTTAATGGCGTTACGTCGCACACTGAGAAATATGATGAATTAACATTTAAAGAAACAAATTCTGAAGAACATAGTACAAACTCTACTGTTTCTAATTTAAGTATTCTTTTTCTGAAAGAATTTTTAGTTAAAATAAAAAAACAATTTACTCCAGGATTTGAAAATAGAGAATTATATTCTAGTTTGAATGAAAATATTTTTATTAAACAATCTATAGATTTTTATTCATCAAAAGGAACTGATAAATCATTTAAAATTCTATTTAAAGCATTATTTGGACAAAATGTAGATATTATAAAACCTAGAGATTATTTAATTCAACCATCAGATGCAGACTACAGAATTACATCAGATTTTGTAGTGGAATCTATTGAAGGTGATCCAAAGAATTTGGTAAATAAAACTCTTTATCAGGATAAAAATGAATTTATAAATGCCGCTCAGGGAACAATCACAAAGGTTGAAAAGATTAGAAGAGGGGAAAAAGAATATTACGTTCTAAGTTTAGATTCTGGATATGATAAAGATATTCAAACAAGAGGGAGTGTTTACGGGAAATTTAACATCCATCCAAAGACTA